CGGATATGGCGGAACTGGCAGACGCAATAGACTCAGAATTTATTGGAGGTTATCTCCGTGCAGGTTCAACTCCTGTTATCCGCACCAAATTTTTAAGAGAGGAGGCAGTGCCAATGCCAAAAGGTAAAGCTGCAAGCTCTTCCGACTCAAACAGCCCATTGAGACCACCGACATCTCTCGAAGCGCAAGAGAACTTAATGATTTCTTTGGCGGTTCAATGTGCTGAAAAGCAGCTCAGAGACGGAACTGCTTCTTCTCAGGTCATAACACATTATTTGAAGCTCGGTTCCAGTAAGGAACGAATTGAAAAGGAGATTCTGGAGAAGCAGAAAGAGCTTATCGAAGCGAAGACCAAGAATCTAAATTCCAACAGTGAAGCCAAGGAGTTGTACAACAAGGCTCTCGAAGCGTTTAGGAGATATTCCGGTGCAGGCGGTGAAGACGATGAGTATTAAAACCTATTCGGAGTTAATTACATTGCCGACATTTGAAGAACGATTTCTCTACTTAAAGCTTGATGGTTCCGTTGGAAAAGAAACTTTCGGTTTTAAGCGATGGTTGAACCAAGAGTTTTATCATTCGGATCAATGGCTGCAATTCCGAGATGAAATTATCATTCGGGATGAAGGTTGTGATCTTGGTATGCCGGGTTATGAAATCTTTGGTTCCGTATTGATCCATCATCTGAATCCGATTACTTATGAAGATATCTTAAATCAGAGCCCCTGCGTTTTCGATCCGGAGAATGCAGTTTGCACCAAGTTGAATACACACAATGCGATTCACTATGGTGATGAAAGCTTACTGGTTCTTCCACCTGTTCAACGCACACAAAATGATACCTGTCCCTGGCGAAAATAATGAAAGGAGAAAATTTCAATGACTAAGGAAATCTATGAAAACTCTGTTCTTGATGAATCGACCGATAACATCGAGGAGCAGGAAGCAGGGTTTTGCGAAGATGCAGCTCGGAATGTGATCGGTGTCGTCACTGATTGCCTGAAGCTGAACATTCGTGAAAAGCCATCTAAGGATTCCAGAGTAGTAACCGTTGTGACCTGTCTTGACGAATTGGAAATTGACATGGGCGATTCCAATGATGACTGGTACGCTGTCTGCACTGCTGCCGGCATCGAAGGATTCTGTATGAAGAAATTTGTAGCCGTCAGGCAGTAAGGAGAACGCGATATGGATAGTATACTGACATCGATTAAAAAGCTGCTCGGAATTGCTGAAGAGTATGAGCACTTTGACCCGGACATCGTAATGTACATCAATTCGGCATTCTCGGTCTTGACGCAGCTCGGTGTCGGTCCTGAAGAAGGATTCCGTATCGAAGATGCAAGTAAGACCTGGTCTGAATTCTTGTATGATGATCCTCGTCTTGAATTTGTAAAAACTTTTATCTACCTGAAGGTAAGATTGGCGTTCGACCCGCCGTTGAGTTCGGCTGTTATGGAAGCAATCAACCGACAAATCAGCGAGCTTGAGTGGCGTATCAATGTGACAGTCGACCCTGATTAAAAATGAGAGGAGGATTTCAAAATGGATAATACAGCACTTTCCCATCATGGCATCATCGGCATGAAATGGGGCGTCCGGCGCTATCAGAACAAAGATGGCACTCGTACCGCGGCCGGAAAGAAAAGAGAAAGTTCTTCTAACTCTGATGCTTCTGCTCATGAAGACTATAGTAAAGCTCATAGCAGTAAGAGCGTTAAGTCTATGAGTGATGCAGAACTCCGTAACCGATTGAACCGTCTTCAGATGGAGAAACAGTACAGTCAGTTGTCCTCGACTGATGTGAATCGCGGAAAGGAATATGTATCGAAAACCATGAAAGTTGCCGGAACAATTGCAACCGCTACTTCGACCGCCTTAACCATTTACAATAACTACGGCAAGATCAAAGAAATTGTAAACGGTATGGCTAAGAAAGCTGGCTAAGGAGGTACTTATGGCATTATCAAACACTGCCGTTCCCAAGTATTATGGCATGTTTCGTGATGCCGTGATTCGAGGGGAAATCCCAGTCTGCAAAGAGATCTCTATGGAAATGAACCGTATTGATGATCTCATCGCTAATCCGGGTGTGTACTATGATGACCAAGCTGTTGAGGGATGGATCGCTTATTGTGAGTCCGAACTTACTCTAACAGATGGCTCTGACCTCAGCTTATTGGATAGCTTCAAACTTTGGGGTGAACAGATCTTTGGTTGGTACTATTTTGTTGAGCGAAGCGTGTATCAACCGAATCCAGATGGTCACGGTGGGCACTATGTTCGCAAGAATGTGAAAAAAAGGCTGATTAACAAACAGTATTTGATCGTTGCACGAGGCGCCGCTAAATCAATGTACGGCTCAACCTTGCAGGGTTACTTTCTGAATGTTGATACCTCTACTACTCATCAGATCACCACCGCCCCTACAATGAAGCAAGCGGAGGAGGTCATGTCCCCTCTTCGCACCGCTATCACTCGTTCGAGAGGACCGCTGTTTCAGTTCTTGACAGAAGGCTCTTTGCAAAACACAACTGGTTCCAAAGCGAATCGAACAAAGTTAGCCTCTACAAAAAAGGGCGTTGAAAACTTCCTTACTGGTTCTCTTCTTGAGGTCAGACCAATGAGCATCAATAAGCTCCAGGGTCTACAAATCAAGGTTGCGACCGTTGATGAGTGGCTTTCCGGTGACATTCGAGAGGATGTTATTGGTGCTATTGAGCAGGGTGCATCCAAGGTGAATGACTATATCATTGTTGCAATCAGCTCGGAAGGTACGGTTCGTAACGGAAGCGGCGACACTATCAAAATGGAGTTGATGGACATCCTTAAGGGTGACTACATCAATCCCCATGTTTCCATTTGGTGGTATAAGCTTGATTCCATTGATGAAGTCGGAGACCCGGAAATGTGGCTCAAGGCTAATCCGAATCTCGGAAAAACTGTAAGCTATGAAACTTATCAGCTTGATGTTGAACGAGCTGAAAAAGCTCCAGCTGCCCGAAACGATATCCTTGCAAAGAGATTTGGGCTGCCTATGGAGGGCTATACCTATTACTTCACTTATGAAGAAACTCTTCCGCATCGAAAGAGGGACTACTGGCAGATGCCTTGTTCTCTCGGTGCAGACTTATCGCAGGGCGATGACTTCTGCGCATTTACATTCTTGTTTCCTCTGCCAAATGGTTCTTTTGGTATCAAGACACGAAATTATATTACCTCTACAACTTTAATGAAGCTGCCTGCTGCTATGCGGATCAAATACGATCAATTCATGGCGGAGGGCAGTTTAATTGTTTTAGAGGGTGCTGTACTTAATATGATGGATGTCTATGAAGATTTGGATAACCATATTCAGGAGTGTGGATATGATGTTCGATGTCTTGGGTTTGACCCTTATAACGCAAAAGAATTTGTAGCGAGATGGGAATCTGAAAACGGTCCGTTTGGAATTGAGAAAATTATCCAAGGCGCTAAAACTGAGTCGGTTCCACTTGGAGAACTGAAAAAGCTTTCTGAAGAAAGAATGCTTATCTTCGATGAGGACCTTATGACCTTCGCTATGGGTAACTGCATTACCCTTGAAGATACAAACGGAAACCGTAAACTTTTGAAGAAGCGATACGAGCAGAAAATCGATGCTGTTGCGGCAATGATGGATGCTTATATTGCTTATAAACTAAATCGAGACGCATTTGAATAAGGAGGTGGTCAAGTTGGATGAGATGTATCATCATGGTATTCTCGGTCAGAAATGGGGCGTTCGCCGTTTCCAGAACAAAGACGGAACTTTGACCGCCGCAGGTCAAAAGCGTTTGGAAAAGAAAGACGCAAATTGGGCTCATAAAAACCACGACAAAATTGTATCTAAAGCCCGCAAAGATGTTTCCAAAGAACTCGATCAGTATGCCAATCAACTATTGAAAAATCCTTCTTCTGTGACATCGAAAGGTAAGATCAGTTCTTCGGCTATCAATTCCTATAATCGGAAGATGGCTGAACTGATGAATGAGTCCGTCAAGAATGTTACCGCACCTTCAGGGCGTGTCGTTCAATTCGTTGCAAAACGAGGTGAAGTCGGCGTGCATATGGCTCTGGCTGACAGAGGTTATGATATGCAGCAGCTGAAGAATGGTATCTGGGCTTCCGGTCGAGTTGCCTATAAGAAGAAAAATGTTGATATGGTTTAAGGAGGTGATGATTCAAAATGGAGATGTCTTTTGGTTCCAGACTGAAACATGCTTGGAATGCGTTTACTGGTAATGTTCAAACGAATTACCGGGATTTAGGTATGAGCTACTCATACCGAGCTGACAGACCAAGAATGTCCAGAGGTAATGAAAGATCAATCGTCACATCGGTTTATAACCGAATTGCGCTTGATGTTGCGGCCCTGAATATTCAGCATGTTCGGTTGGATGAAAATGGGCGTTTTCTTTCGGTCATCGATGACGGATTGAATAATTGCCTCACTTTGGAAGCGAATGTCGATCAGACGGCACGGTCGTTCGTTCAGGATGTAGTTATCTCTATGTTTGATGAAGGAAGCGTGGCTATTGTTCCGGTCGACACCACGACTGACCCAAATGTGTCCGGTTCGTATGATATACAGTCTCTGCGTGTCGGACAGATTTTAGACTGGTATCCTCAGTATATTCGTGCCCGTGTGTACAATGAACAAACGGGAAGAAAAGAAGATATTGTGGTGCCGAAAAGTGCAGTGGCTATCATTGAAAATCCACTGTACGCAGTTATCAATGAACCGAACTCAACTATGCAGCGGCTCATTCGTAAACTTAACCTACTTGATGTCATTGATGAACAAAGTGGATCTGGAAAACTCGATTTGATTATTCAGCTCCCCTATGTTATCAAGACTGAAGCAAGGCGTCAACAGGCCGAAAATCGGCGTAAAGATATAGAAAGTCAGTTGTCGGGTTCTAAGTATGGTATCGCTTATACTGATGGTACTGAGCATATCACACAGTTGAATCGTTCCGTGAACAACAACCTGATGTCCCAGATTGAATACTTGACGAGTATGCTATACAGCCAGTTGGGGATCACTCAGAGCATTTTGGATGGAACAGCGGACGAGAAGACAATGCTGAACTACAACAACCGGACAATCGAGCCGATCATTTCCGCTATTGTTGATGAGATGAAACGAAAGTTTCTGACCAAAACTGCCCGATCACAACACCAGTCAATTTCATTCTTCAGAGACCCGTTCAAACTGGTTCCTGTCAATGACATTGCTGAAATCGCTGACAAGTTTACAAGAAATGAAATCATGACTTCGAATGAAATTCGTCAGGTAGTCGGCATGAAACCCTCTGAGGACCCGAGAGCAGATGAACTCAGAAATAAGAACCTGAGTGCGCCGTCCGGTTCCAATCAGCAGTCGGAAGAAATGCCTATCGCCGAAGTTGATTCAGTTGGAGACTCAGCAAGTGATTTGGACGACAAAATCTCTAAGCAAAAATCGAAAAAGTAAGGAGGAATTTCAAAATGAGTAGACCTTTTTCGGTTGAGGCTTGTGATTTCAGCGGCTGGGCAACCCGAAACGACCTTAAGTGTTCCGATGGACGAGTAATTCGTCGGGACGCCTTTAAGAATAACGACGGTATTAAAGTCCCGCTGGTCTGGAATCATCAGCACGACAGTCCTCGTGATGTTCTCGGTCATGCATGGCTTGAGAACCGTGAGGAAGGTGTTTACACCTACGGCTTTCTCAATGACACCACTGATGGTGAAATTGCGAAGGTCCTTATTAAGCACGGTGACATCTGTGCTCTGTCCATTTACGCCAATCAGCTTCAGCAGGCTGGTCCTGATGTGCTGTATGGCTGTATTTGCGAGGTGAGCCTGGTGCATAAGGGTGCTAATCCTGGTGCGTTTATCGACTCTATGCTGAAGCACGGCGAAATGT